TAATGCAATCCCAAGGTAAATGCATGGTTTTTTAATAACAGATTTGATTTTTTCCAATTGCGCTAGCTGCTCGGGAGTAAACGGATTCGGTGGAGGTGTTGCGCTTGTCGCCATTACTTCCGGCATAACTGTTGAGGGATCACCGCCCCAGAGTTGGCGGTAGCGCGCGTCGTGTTCAAACAGCCAGCAGAGACGGCAACCGGGTTTTGGTGGTGTGTGGTTGCAGGGTTTCATTCGGTGATGTCCACAGTAAACGCGCCATCTGCCTGATTCCCATAAATGATGCCGGCTTGAGGGCTTGATGGGCTCAAGACACACACATCAAAATACCCGGTAAAATCTGCTGTGAATGCAATGGGAAGAAGCGGACACGGGTAATAAACAGGTACATTCTGTTGCGCCGTACTTATCACATATTTACATGCCGTAAAATTGTCTTTCCCTTCAACGGCCCACGCAACGCTGCAACTAACATCTGATCCAGACGCTGGAAATGGGCAAGAAATACTAACTGCAACATTGATGTAAACGTCGTTGTCACAATCGTATTTGGCAACGCCAAAGCAATTTGTAAGCCGATAAAATCCAAGCCCATTGCAGGATGTGACTTTTTCAAATTCTGCCGGAGTTAATCCAATATTTAAATTTAATGGTCCTTTAGTTTCATAAATAAAATCAAAATTAATTCCATTTGGGACTCGTTTTTTGAAATATACCTCAAAAGACTGACCGTCCATGCAGTCATACAAACCAGTCATATTGAATGTCACATATAACTTTCCTGGAAGGTTTTCATCGCAGCAATTAATTTGACAGCAATCATCTACATTGCAGCACGCTTTGCATGTCAGCCTTCCACATGACACCGTCTGATGCTCGCCGTCAGTCGTCCCCGGCGATGTCGGTGCTTGGCATGAGCACCCCGTAGAACAGTTGCCGGTGCCGTAGCGCAGCCATGTTTGGCCGGCCGCGCTCCATCGCCAAGTGCATCCGCCAGTGCATGGCGCCGCCGTGGTCGTTGTCGTTGTCGTGCTGCTGGATGTCGAGCTGGTAGAACTACTCGACGATGGAATCTCAGTGCTGGTCGTCGCCGTTGGCATCAGTCACCTGCCCTTGGCGGTGCCGTTGTGCGCCCTGTCGTCACCATGTCGCCGAAAAACTTGCCGTCTTGCAACGGCGGCCAGCACGGAATGCAAGACGGCTCATGCGCATATGGGATCCATTGGAACCCGTCCCAGAGCCACTGGCAGTCGATCGGTGGCATGGTGGTTAAAACAATCATGTGATGCAACACAGAATTCTACTTTCGCCGGGATATCCCGGATTAGATGGCAAGGGAGGCTGAGAGCATCCGGCTAAGCAATTGTTAGACACTATTGTCCATCCAGATCCTTCATAATAAACGACAGTGACATCGCCGCAAATTGCAGGATCGCAAGTTGTTGTGGTTGTGGTCGTGGTTGTCGTTGTTGTCGTGCTGGTTGTGCTTGATGTCGTCGTTGTTGTGGTGCAAATATACGCACCTGGGATGCAAACAGTCGAATATTGCGGGGTTATCACTCCGTCAACGCATGAAATTGCCGTAATAAAATCAAGAGAAAATATGCTTGGGGTCGTTGTTGTTGCCGTTGTCCCGGTAAATTCAAATTCCAGCAACGCAACAACCTGACCCGATCCAGATAATGTCGATGTGTCAGCGATCACACGCGGACGCAAAACGACGATTGTATCGTTCGGCACGGATGATGAGCCGTTCAGTTCCGCCGCATATGCCGCGGTATTGTCGCCTGTTCTTCCGCCCGTTAAGGTCTCATATCCGCTTCCGTCGAGCTTCGGGCGAACTTCGGACCACTGATAAAATGTCACCGCTCCTAGCGTGAATTTGCCCGTGATTTTTGCCGTGATCCGCTCATCCTGAATCAATCGAATCGAATACCCGCCACCAGGTATTTGGTCAACAGCCATCCTTGGATCGCCAGAAACAATCCGCATGGTTATTGATCCGGATTTGAAAATAACAATTGAAACGGATAGGACGGATACAACGGCAGTCCGCTGTTTTTGTTCTGAACATAATACCAATTATTATCCATCGCATTCAAAACAAGGTTGTGGCCATAGGCAACAAAAGAATTGTTAGTGACAGTGAATGTTTGTTTTGGCGCTTGATCTCGAAGTATAAAGTTAAAAACAAGATCACATAATTTTTGTTGGCTTGGAACGGATGCGCCGGCAAATTGAACAAATTCAGGAAATGGTGGAGTGTAAACGCGCTCAACATTCACGCCATTAAACAGCAAGGAACCCGCCGCAAAACCGTTCCATGCCGTTTGATTTATTCGGCCCAAGCCCGCATTAATAAACGAGCTTGTTGACTCGATAAACGAATAAGGAACGCAATGCCATTTGAATTCTATTACTGTTGATTTGATTAATTGGCGCAATTGTCCGCCCGCAACAGGCTTGTTTTGCAATGTCAATCCAGCTGGATTGGCATTCATTTTCCATTCCATTTGACCCTGTGATGCGGTCAGATATTCGGCCGCGGGCTTGTAGTGAATTTCCGTGAATCTTAGCCACTCTTCGGCATAGCCTTTATTGGCCACAGCCGCTCCGGCATCATCGTAATAACTAAATTGTTGTTTTGGAATCGACGAATCCTTGAGGACGGCATAAGGTCGCGCCGTGAATTCGGCTAAGATTTCATATTTCTCATAACGAGCATAGTATTCAATCGCATCGGCTTCCGGCTGCGTGTCAATGAATTGATCCGCCGAAGCATATTTTTCCTTAAATTTCAAGCCTTCAATCGAACTAATTCGATCACAAAACAGCCAAGGATATTGAGGATGCGCTGCCGGAAGGGATCGTTTGATTCCATTGGCAAGCGGGACGGCATTCCCAAGAAGATCGTTGGCGCAAAATTCCAAGCGAATTTCGTCCGTGATAAATCTCATGGAGGCACGACCGCCCTCCATAAGCGAAAAGCCGGCCGTGGAGGTTGATCGCGCCCCGATTCGTTCCGTTGCCCGATTGATGTTGCTAAGGCTCATGCGACACCTCGGGCAAATACCGCGTCACTGGGTGCCACTGGCTCAACCTGTTGCATTTGCCGCATGGCCGCAACAAATGCTTCCTGAGCCGCCATCTTGATTACTTCGGGTAATTGAGCGACATTTTTGCGGGCGTCTTGATCTTCTTTTTCTTTCATTTGCGTCTGACTACTGGTCGCAACAAATGCGGACAAAAGCGTTTCCCGTGTTAAATCGGCAATAGACTTGAATGCTGGATTTGTTGCGGCTGCAAGACCAACAGTTTTATTTTCATCTCGTTTTTCGTTCGGCCTTTTCCTTCTATCTTCGCCTATGCTTTTTTCTAAGTCCTTATTTGTCCTAAACCAGTTCAGAAACCAAGACCCTGCTGCGGACAAACTGCTCTCCGCCTTGTAATACTGAGCCGCTAAAAGGGATTGCCTTTCTGCTGCATAAATTTGAGATTCTATATAAGATTGAATTGCCGGCTGTAGTCTTTCAAAAGCGTCAGCCAATCGCTCAATATTCAAGATAAGGGTATCGCCTATTGCCGCGGTCATTTTTTCAAACAATGGCGACAATCGTTGAAAAATCGGATACAGCTTTTCAGCAAGTTCTCGAAGGACTCGAGTGGCGGCCTGAACAATTGGAATAAATGCAGTGCCAAAAACAGCCGTAAGATCGCGCATGGTCAAATCGAATTCAATCATCGCCGCCGGGTTCAGGGTTTCAACCGCTCCACGAATTTGACCAATGAGAGAAGGAACGGCATTAAACGGATCGGTCAGAACATTTTTGATATTTTTCTTTACTGCCTCAAATCCATCCGTGATTGCGTTCTGAGCTGTTTTTGTGGATTTTCCAAACAAACCAAGGGCCGAAATTGATGACTCAAGCATGTCTCCCATGAGAATCAAACCATCTGTAAATATCTCAAATGGTTGAATTGCACTTTCAAGAACATCACCAAAAGCCTTAACCAAAGATGCAAGCAATTTAAAAGGAACTGCTAGTAATTGAAGCAATTTTCCTAGAACTTTAATGATTGGAGTGACAATCGCAGTCGCTCCAGACATTTTGATAAGGCTTGCAACAATATCGGCAATTGGGGTCAATGCCTCGCCAAGCATTTCAATAAAATCACCAATAGGCTTCAAGGCAATATCAACCAATCGTCCAATCTGCGCCATTGATTTTTCAAGAGCGTATGCCCAAACATTAACGCCCTTAACAGCCGCCAAAATACTACTTGCAAAGTCGCCAAATCCTTTAGGTTGTTTTTGTTGTTGCTGCGTGTTTTGATTGCTTTGATTATTTGGTTTGCTTTCAGTTTTTTGTTCAACCGGTTTTGTGCTTTCTTTTATTTTGTCTGTCAGATTTCCAAAACTAAAACTGAATTGATTTGTTAAATTAATTAACGCTTTTACAGTTGCATCACCCCATTCCGAAACAACGCGAACCAAATCAGATTGAGAAGATATTGCGCCCGCTGATTGCTCCGGCGCTGATATCGTGGTTGGAGATCCGGATGGAACTGATACAGGTCTAGACTCAGGAATAGCTCCACCCATTGCAGATGCGACACGCTCGAGCATCGACGAATAACGATCAAGGGCAGCGATCAACGGATCAAGCGATCCGCCGCCACCGCCCATGCTCGCCGTTAGATCAACTGCGCCCGCCATGTCGTGCCGCCCACTTGGTTTGCAATTCTGTTAGCGATATGCCCATAGCCGTGCCCATCGCTAGGAATTTCGTTTTTGCATCGATCATTTCGGCCTCACGCCGACTGGAGGCAATGCTTCCAGGCATCTGCCTCGGATGACCTTTATCGTCGCGCTCTTTCCCATAAATCCTCCATATCTGGTAATCGGTCAGGTCTGCAATCTCATGAATTCTAAGCAAATACGGCGTATCTGTAAGGCTGGCGACAACCGCCAGCGCATTCATCACTCGGAGGTTTCGTTCTTGCCCGGCTGGCCCTCCGCCTGCCTCCGGGTCGATGGGAAAGACTCGGTAAATACGGTCCCAATCACCGTCGCAATCTCATCAGGATGTTCTGAAACCAGTTTTGCCGCAGTCGAATCCGATACGCCAGCAAGCAATTTCACCAGCGTTTCCAGCCCGCTGGTACTGCTTAAAAATTGCCGACAGATTGCGCCTCCAAACGCAAACGCTCCCGATGAAATGCGATCCATATATGCGCCATAGGCAAGTTTGAACTCCTCATCACCCAATTCGTTCTTGTCTCTAAAAAGCTCGGTCCTGGCACGATCTTGAACCGCCCTTTCAATCCCCGATTTGGCTTTTTGTGTCAGAAGATTAAATTTGTATTCCGTGCCAGCAATCACACATGTGATTGGGCTGGCATTTCCTCCGAGCGTCTGCGAAACGGTCATATCGTGATCCCCGTGGTATTGTCGTCACCATTGCCGTCAATCCAATTGCCGATAACGACAACAGATATATTACATTGGATCACGCCGCGAACATCAGAGGAAAGCTCGCACGATTCGACGCGTGAACGCAAAGTAAATGAATAAAAGCCAAGAGAATCAAAAACTAAAGAGACATCGATTTGATCACCGGGCTGGAGAAAATACCCTTGCAAAACTGGATCATTGGACACAATCCATGGCCCCGACATCTGGATAGATGCGACTGGAAGACCAACAATAGATTTGAAGCTTGGCTGATCATAATCCGAAATGTCTAGACGCTCACTCTCAACAGTGAGCGTCCATGCGTCCATCGAAGCGACTTGAACGCCGTCGAATATTACTGACCCATATTTTCCGGTGAAATACGAGGGCATAGCGTCCTCATACTGTGACGGAGAATGATCCGTTGCTAGTGGCCGTCAATGTGACCATCGCCACGCCACGCACATTGACATCTACTTTCACGGATGTCACTCGTCCGGTAATCGTGTATGCCGGCGCGCCGGCATCGGTGGATGTTGTCAAAACAAATGTTCCGGATGCGCCGGGCTGAAGTCCGATTGATCCGTCGTATGGCCCGGAACAAGTGATGTCGGCTGAGAAGATTCCCGCCTCGTTTGCCTGATATCCTGATGATCCAAAATTCGTAACATCAATCGATTCATTTTTAATGTCGGCCGACCAATCCGTGAGCGGTTGCGTGTTGCCACCGATCGACGCCGAACCTGTTTTTCCCGTGTAAAATGCCATAAAGCCTCCTTATACCGAAACGGAATAAGAGCCATTGGAAGTAGCTGTTAGCGTACACATTGCCACGCCACGCACATTGACATCAATTTTCACGCTTGTGATTCGTGCCGTCACCGAGTAGGAAATGCCGCCCGATCCCGCTGTTAAAACGAATGCCGCGGAATCGCCTACCTGAGCGCCCATTGACCCGTCATAAGGTCCACTAGCCGTGATATCGGCTGATGAGATTCCAGCGTAATTTTCCTGATATCCTGACGATGAAAAATTCGTCACATCGATGGATTCAGATTTAAAATCCGCGCTCCAATCGGTCAACGGTTGGGAAGCGGTTGCGATAGATACAGTGCCAGTTTTGCCGGTGTAAAACGCCATGTCATTGACCTCCTATCAGTGCGATTTCGTAAGTGCCCGATACCGCCCCAACATTCGTGATTTTGATATTTTTTGCCGATCCGCTGACAGTTCCATAGGTGCCATCACCGATCAGGAAAAACCCGCCAGCCTGAACCGTAACGGCCGGAGTGGTGCCACTCAAAAACCAAGTCAATCCGTTTGATGCGCCAGGTTCATATTTCATTGCCGCCGTTGTCGCAGTCAGTTGAAACGCGATTATTTTTGTTAGGGTCAACGATTGGCCCAGATAATCGGTCACGCCTTGGAGATCAATTGTGGTGCTTGCCGATGCGGCCAAAGTGCCGGAAACCGCATAAATTCGGTTGTAGGTCGTTGTGTCCGGCGATTGCGTGACGCTGAGTTGATCCGGTCCTTGTTTGGTCTTAACGAATCCGGTATTGGTCTTGGACTGACTCCAAGAGATTTGACCAACAACGGCTGAGATATCAACGCTCATGCTGATCTTGCCTCCAACCGCCGGTATGTGATCGTCATGCCGGAAATATCATAATTGTTGACATTTCCAATGACGGATTCAAAAGCCGGTTGCATGTTGATCTCCATCCCGATTATACCCGTAACTGTCGGCAATGTTGGCTGGTAGAGCTTCTGACGGATATTCTCCCGCAACTGCAAATATGAAGAGACATTCGCCGAGAACACGCGGTTGGCCGCCTGAACTATCGTCACTTGAACCGTGTAATCCCATGCCACGGTCAAATTAAACGCATCAATTGCGTTGGTTTCTTGCAGTGGTGAAACGATAATCACCGGCAGGGCATCAGTCTCTAACAAAATTGCCCGTGAACGAATAACAACTGGAGGCACGCTCGCTATCGTCTCGATACGAGTCTTAATGTCGGCCATGATGTCGTAAAACGCACTCACAAAGCGACTCCAGCATCTGCGGTTGTTTCGACCTCCCACATGTTTTTATTTACGCTTTGCGTGACATTGTTGATCCGGTATTTTCTATTCGTGCTGTCCGTCAATAGCGCATTGATTTCCGGTGCGGTGGCGCATTCCTGTATCCATAAATTCCATCGGGTGATGTTGCCGTAGGCCAGCAATGATCCGCCTGATCCGACATCCAGATTTGCGGGCAATCGCAAACATCTATAAATCGTCTGCGTATTGCCGTTCAAACGCGTTAACACCAGCGTTTCTAGCTGGTCAAAATAGTTGTGATCGCCGGCTGGGCCGGTCCAAGACAAGGTCATATGACTTTAGCCGCTTTGGCGTTCTTCACTAACGCGCCAATAAGCGCGTTCATTGCCGCCGCAACATCGGGATCAGTGGCGGCCAGCGACCACACATCCGGCACATAGTAGTTAGTGCGCTGTTCGCCGGTGATCAGCTTGCCGGCCGCATCCCTGCGCGCCGCTTGGAACCATGCCTCCAGCGACATCGGTCCATCGACGCTAGGCCAGTTCACTACCAGCGACGGGATCACCCAGCGGTCGTAGGTTGCACCGGGAACCGGCGGAACAATGACGGGGTTGGTGGCGATAATATCACTCATTGCCTATCTCCTATTTTGCACGCCAGCCGGCGGCACCTGAACCGTTGTCGGTTGAATCGTAAATTAGATCAGCCCATTGATTTGTTGCTAAAGCCAAATCTGCGCCAGTTGATGAGTAAATGCGATTGGCCGCCGTGCTGCTGGAAGAATTATGCTTCAGCGTTACAGTAGCCGAGCCAACGCTGACAACCCGAATCATGCGCCCATCGACATGAGCGCCGCTTGTTGGCGGTGCGATGCCGGTTATATCGGAGGCAGTCGTGCAATTCAGCCTCTGGAATGCGGATCCGGTAAGGACATAATTGTTTTGGTTGGCGGTAATTGCGGCAGGCGTGGACGATGTATAAGCAAGCGAACCGCCACCCGTGGAACCATTAGAAACTCGAACCACGCCGACATCG